AGAAGGAGACAGATTGTCAGAAGAGTTGGTAAAGATAAAAGAAGATCATTCGACAGAAGATAAGGCTAAAGAGTTATTTAAAGATGCCAAAACTAAAATACACAAGGAAGACCCTTATAATCAAGCTGTTCTTTTTTGGGTTCTTAATAAGTGCAGTTATAGTGGACTTACCGAGAATAGTTCCTTCAGTGCTACAGCATCTAGACAGAATTTTACCATTAAAGGTGCTAGGAACTTAGTTAATATCTCTGAGATCATTCAACCTTGGAAGATTACTAACTTTGATTACTCTGATGTTATGGCTGCAAAGGGTAACAATGTGTTTCTTTTTCTAGATCCACCATATAAAATAGGGACATACCTATATGGTAGTAACGCTGAGTTGCATAAGAGTTTTAAGCATGAAGAATTTTATGAGGCTTGCAATCTATGTAAGCATGATTGGTTTGTCACTTATAATAATGATGATGACCTGAAGGAGATGTATAAAGACTTCCATCAGGAAGAATTTAAGATTACCTATGGTATGAAGCATAGGCCAGACAATAAACTAAAGAAAGAATTACTAGTAGTTAACTACGATGTAAACGCAACACCGCTAGAGGCAATCTATGCATGAGTATCCACTAAAGGATTACCTTAACAGTATCAATCTAAAGCAGGGAGATCTCTCTAAAGATGAGAGAGCAATGAAAAAATACCCTGCTTTCGTTGTGAACAAGTGTCTGTCTTCCTTCATTGACACTGTGATGCATGCTAATGAGATGAATGCTTCATCGCATATTGATAATGTTCTCCAATACCAATACTTTATACATAGTGTTAGGAAATCTAAGCGATTTTCTCCTTGGGATAAGAAGTCTAAAGACTGTGACCTCGACTTAGTGAAAAGATACTATGGTTATAACACTGAGAAAGCTCAGCAAGCGATGAGAATTTTGACTCAAGATCAAATTGAAATTATTAGATCTAAATTAGATACTGGAGGAAGACAATGAGTGATGAGATCTCGTGGTCTCAAGACATGATGCTAGAAGTTACTCTTAAGGAACCCGATGACTTTCTCAAAGTGAGGGAGACATTGACTCGTATAGGTGTAGCGTCTCGCAAGGAGCGTAAGCTCTATCAGTCTTGTCACATTCTACATAAACGTGGTAAGTATTACATAGTGCACTTTAAAGAATTGTTTGCACTAGATGGTAAACCTACTAACATCACATCCAATGATGTGCAACGTCGCAATCGTATCGCTAAACTACTATCAGACTGGGGTCTGATTGATATAAGCACTGAAGTTACGGACTTAGCACCTCTTAACCAAATAAAAGTTTTATCCTTTAAAGATAAAGGTGAATGGACACTAGAGTCCAAATATAATATTGGTAAAAAGAAGACCCCACAGGAGGTGAGTTAGTATGGCTGACAAGAAAGAAGAAGACTTGACAAAAAAAGGTATTATTGGTACTATAAAGGACAAGATCTTACCAGATGAAGACGAACAAGCTGCAATCATATCTACTTTTGTGAGACTTGGTGTACTTGTTTGGAGTGGTGGAATATTGACGTTAAACTACGTCGCTATCCCAGGAGTACCACAACAGAAAATCGATCCAACCTTCATAGCTTCGGTGTTCACTGGGGTTTTAGCTTCGTTCGGGATTCAAACCGCTTCTAAGAAGGGGGATGGTACCATGAAGATGAATGGCAACGGAAACGGTGCTGGACCTGGTGGTAATGGCAACGGTGGACCTGTTCAAACCTTAAGGATTGAGCAAGCACCACTCAAGATTATTGCCGTTGACCCTGGTAAGAAAGACGAAAAACCTTACACACTTTAAAGTCATGTGTCAAAAAATTATTAATGGAATCGCTATCTTTAGCGGTGTTATATCCTTGACCGTTGTTGGTACTGCTGGATATGTCTATGTCCAGAAGGATGCAATCATAGAATCAGTTAAGGAGAAAGCACTAGGATCTATTGGTGGTGCTGCTGTAGGTGGTGCACTTAAATCACTACCAGGACTACCACTACCTGTTGGACCTAAAGGACCATCATTACCTGTGCCTGGATCACCATTCTAAATGGATCACAGATTATATAAATCTCAGGTTGTCATAGACAATCAGAGAGTGATGATCAACATTTTGAATAACTGCATCTCCTTTTTAGGGGATGAAGATCCCACGTGGACATACCATAGATACAATGTATTTGGATTAACCTCCCCAACTAGGGTCTTCTATGACCTATTCAAAGAGTTGAGGGGGTTTGTTTATGACTACACTGACGATGACTTATGGATACAGTCATGGGTTAACTATCATATGCCAGATCAAGTTTTGAAATGGCACAACCATCAATGGCCAATTCATGGATACATATCCATATTACCTCATAATACTAAGACAGTCTTTGAAAATTATGAGATAAAGAATGAGATTGGTAATGTATACATAGGTCCAGGTGGTAGATTTCATGAGGTGCAAGTTATAGAACCATTCGATACACCAAGAATAACCATAGGTTTTGATGTGACCGATAGACCTCACCAAGCTAACGCCAACTTAGGAATGATACCTTTTCCAAAATGAAATACCCACAGAAAGAATCCACTGGAATAGATTTTGAAATACTTGATGATCTTATATCACCTGGTTACCAAGATTATATTGAGAGGACAGTTACCGATAAAGATTTCCCATGGTTCTACTTACCATCAGTGTCATTAGCTGACGTAGAACTAGATCCTTTTACTGGATTCTCCCATACATGTTTTAAAGATGAAGGATATCAGAATCGATACTCTGATATGTTATTACCACTGTTGTATACAGCACTAGGAGACATACCTCTTAAGCATCTCTATAGGATGAGACTAGGAATGTTTATCAAGAATCAGAATCCAGTTGGTGCACATACAGAGCATATTGATTATCCAAAGGATGATCATAGGACTTTGATATATTATATCAATGATGCTGATGGACCTACTAACATATATGATAAGAGAGGTGGTAAGATAATAGAGCAGATAGAATTTAAGAGAGGTAGATGTTTAGTATTGAATGGTGATGTATGGCATAGTTCATCATCACCTAAACAAGCTGAGAGAAGAATGGTAATCAATTATAATTTTAAAATATGATGTTTACTCGATTGGAGACACCAGATACAGGTGACTATGCTAGTCTTAAGGAGTTAATCTTAGGACCCCATTTTGGGTGGTCATATAATGCTAAGGCAACTCCTTTCACAGAAAAAGTAAAGGGTCATAGTGACTTATCATTCTATTCTCATGCCTTCCTACATGCTCCTAGTAATAGACATGGACTATATTCCAAGGCAAATTCAGAGTACTTACCGTATGTGGAGACAGTCGTTGGACAAATCTTTGAGATAAATAAAATCAAAGCACACTGTGTGTATCGTATTAACGCTAACGCAGTGCACCCAGTTGAAGGTAACATATTAACGGTACCTCATACAGATCATGAGTTTCCCCATAGAAACTTATTAATTTACTTGACTAATGTCGGTGGTGATACTATAGTATTTGATGACGCTGGTAAGAAGCATCACTTCACTCCAGTTGAAGATGACATTGTAACCTTTGAAGGGTTGCATTGTATGGTACCACCAAAGAAAGGTAGACGAGTTGTAATAGTAGTAACTTATCTCTAATGGACGTACAAAAAATCACATCAGGTGTAACAGCAGCAGCAGTCGTAGGGACTGGTGCATTCGTTGGTGGCAACCATGTTGTTGACCAAAGGACTGGTGGTCCCCAGAAGAGAGAAGATGCACAGATAGAGCGAATACGTCAGGTTGTAAGAGAAGAAGTATATCTACAGATGAAAAACGCATGGCCGAAGACATCAGGGCCAGTTAAGGGTTTGGTAAACCCGACAGAGGATTACAAACAACAAGTACCAAAATGAGTGGAGACCAGAGAGACCAACCAGCGATCTTCTATACTGAGGAGATTACTATGGCAAAGCAAATTTTAATTCAACAGAAAAGGGATCATTCCATGAGCGACATACTCTTTCACGTATACGATAAGAAGTCTGAGGTGGTAACACACAGTCTGACTGTGGAAGAGTTGGAAGATATGTTAAAGAATGAGCAGATTAATACAAGTAAGCATGATATTGTCCCAGTATGGGAACCACCCTATGATGAGATATCCCAGTGACAATACCTAATATTACTATACCTGAAGCTAGTATACAAAACACTAGCATACCTAACATCACGGTTAATGGTACAGGTATTAGGGGTATTAGAAATGTATGGACGTGGAATCCAAATATAAACAAGGTTGAGATAGCAGAGTTACGCCCTTGGGAGACGACTAGTCATGTTGTTACTCCATTAGTACCACCAGTAGTAGAAAGAATCGGTGTCCCTATTGTAGATATGCCTGGTTGTGTCAAGGTACACAAGGAGAATACTGGTAGAGATCCATCTAGGAATAAGAATCTAGTTAACGATGACCCTAAAGGTAATGTAGTAGCATGTGATGCAGGTATGCCATACTATGAGCCACCTAACTATGATGCTAGAGAGTTAACATGGCAGACAGTATATACTGAGCAAGAAGAGGTTGATGAAGGAGTAGATACAGGAGATATAGCACAGGCAGAATTTGATACACCAGAAACACCTGAGATACCACCGACAGGATCAGATGAAATAGAATGTCCTCCACCTAATGCTAGACGTATAGGTGACAGGAATCAGAAGGGTGATGAGCAAGTAAAAGAATATAAACTAACACCTGATGGTAAAATCTGTGAGACCATCTGGGAACCAGTACCAGTAGTAGATCAGTTTCTACCATCAGTAGGTGTTATAACAACTACTGCGACGATTGCGACTGTGGCGACAGCGAGTGCCCTATTTGCCAAACCCCTAGCAGATCTTTTGCTGAAGGCTGTGAAACCTGTGATAAAGAAGGTGATGACGAAGGTTCAGAAATTACTTGGGAAGAAAGAGGAACGCCGTCCAAACTTGACTGAGAGGATGACTGAGAAGTATCGAGAGAAGAAGGGTCTACCTCCTTTAAAGAAGAAGAAGGATTAGTCCAATTAGGTTGTGGTATTTGGTGTTCATGAGGTTCT